CAAGGACCAACCGGTCCTACCGGTCCGCAAGGTATACAAGGCCCCACAGGCCCAACCGGTGCAACTGGACCGCAGGGCGTAACTGGTGCGACAGGACCGACAGGACCGACAACATACCCCGCCGCTGGTGTGGCAGTATCCACTGGCACGGCGTGGGGTACGTCATTAGTGGCAGCAAGTGCTAACACCGCAAGCGCGCTGGTACAGCGCGATACCAACGGTAACTTTAGTGCTGGTACAATAACCGCAACGGCATACATTGGAGTGAGTGGCGGTACATTTTAATATGAGTTTTGTTACATACGCACATACTAAACAAGACGGCACTATTTTTTATATTGGAAAAGGTATAGAAAAAAGAGCGTATAGTAAAGGAAGTAGAAATTGGTCTTGGCAAAAAATGGTTGCTAAAGAAGGATTGAATGTTAAAATTTTAGCACATTGGAAAACAGAACAAGAAGCATTTGATCATGAGGTATTACTAATTGAATGCTTAAAAGAAATGAAAATGCCGTTAGTTAACATAACAAACGGTGGCGATGGTACATCTGGATTAAAATGGAAACAAGAATCAAAAAATAAACTATCAACATCCAGAATAGGAATGAAGTTTTCTAAGCAACACAGAAACAACATTGCATTAGCAAGAAAGGGTAAAACCCATAATGCTGATACAATTAAAAAGATGAAAGAAATCCGTAAAAACGGAACACACAATAGTAGACCAATAGAAGTCTGCGGTACTAAATTCCAAAGCATTACGAATTTTGCAAAATTTGTAAACAAAATGCCAATTTGGATTAAAAAATGCGTAGACAATAAGCGAGTTGAAAAACTTGAGGAATACTATAAAAATGCAATCAAAACTTAAGATAGCCGTATATGGCATATCGAAAAACGAAGAGCAGTTTGTAAAGACATTCTGCGAGTCTAGTAAGTTAGCGGATTATATTATGATCGCCGACACTGGTTCTACGGATGGTACGGTCGAGGAGGCTAAAAAGTATGGGGCTGTTGTTCATAGCATTTGCATTTCTCCTTGGCGCTTCGATCATGCTCGGAATGCCGCTTTGGCACTACTCCCCGCAGACATCGATGTCTGCATATCGCTAGATCTGGATGAACAGTTAGAGCCAGGCTGGCGTGAAGAATTAGAGCGTCTCTGGAAACCAGAGACCACCAGACTCAGTTATAAGTTTGACTGGGGGCACGGTAAAGTGTTTTACAGTACGAAGGTACACACCCGCAAGGGTTACCACTGGCATCACCCGTGCCACGAGTACATTAGGCCAGACCATCGGACCAAGGAAGTGTTTGCGTATAGTGAGATGTTGATGATTACGCACCACCCCGACGAGACAAAGTCACGGGGTCAGTACTTAGATCTGCTGGAAATGTCGGTCAAGGAAGACCCAAGCTGTCCACGTAATGCGTTTTATTACGCTAGGGAGTTAACGTACTACCAGAAGTGGAACGATGCGATTGTGGCACTGCAAAAGTATCTGGCGATGCCAGAGGCGACATGGAATAACGAACGAGCCTACGCATTTAGGTTAATCGGTAACTGCTACGACAACCTTGGACACGACGGCATCGGTTGGTACCGCAGGGCAGTCTCAGAAGACGCGGGCGTGCGTGAGACGTGGTGTGAGTTAGCACAGGCGTGCTACAGAAAAGGATTATGGGAGGAGTGTTACGGCGCGGCATGTAACGCACTTAGGCTGACAGAGTGTACCTACACGTACACCATTGATGCAAACAACTGGAAGGCAAGGCCGCACGATCTTGCGGCAATCGCAGCCTACAGGTTAGGATTTAAAGAAGAAGCAATTAGGCACGGCACCAACGCATTACAATTTGAACCCAATGACGAAAGATTATTAAAAAATCTTGAGTATTATAAGGAATAGATATGGCACAGGCAGGTTTTACACCAATTAGTTTATACTACAGCAGCACGGCAAGTGCACAGCCAACAACTGGAAACTTGGTGTTGGGTGAACTCGGATTAAACATTGCCGATGGCGTAGCTTACTTTAAAAACGCGGCGGGTTCAAGCATCGTGCAGTTAAATGACCCCGCTGGAACCGCCGTAGCAATGGCAATCGCATTAGGATAAGGAAAAGAAATGGCAAATACATTTACAAGTTACGTTAACAAGAACGTTGGCACTTCTGCCTCCACGGTAGTGACGGTTGGCGCAAGCACACAGACCACCATCATTGGTTTGTCGTTTGCAAACACCACGACATCACCAATCACCGCCAGCGCGTACATCACACGCTCTGCGGTAGACTACTACCTCATCAAAGACGCAGTAGTCCCCGTCGGTAGCTCTCTGGTGGTTGTCGGCGGCGATCAGAAGACGGTAATGATCACCAGCGATGCGCTTAAGGTGATTACATCTGCTGCGTCATCTGCTGACGTTATCACTTCTGTATTGAACATTACCTAAGAGGCTAACAATGTCCTATATAGGCTCAACACCAATTACCCAGAGTTTTATCTCTGGCACTGACTACTTCAATGGCACAGGCGCTCAGACTGCGTTTACCTTATCCCGCACGGTAGCCTCTGTTAACGACATTCAGGCGGTAGTCAACAACGTTGTTCAAGTCCCTAACGATGCGTATACCATCAGTGGTACGACTATTACCTTTACCTCTGCACCAAGCTCTGGCACACAGAACGTCTACGTGCGTTACCTCAGCACCACGACTCAGGCAATTACACCAAGTCAGGGAACAGTAAGCTGGAGTACGTTAGACAGTAATGTTCAGGGTGATTTGGGTATTAATAACAAAAACAGAATTATTAACGGGAATATGGTTATTAGTCAGCGTGGCACAAGTTCTTTTACTGCCGCAGATAATTTATACACGCTAGATAGATGGGTTTGTGCAGTCAATCCAGCAAGCAAATTTACTGTTATTCAAAGCTCTGATGCCCCCGCTGGTTTTACAAATTCTTTACTTGTGACTTCATCTTCTGCTTATACAGTAGGTGCGGCTGAATATGAAACTATTGTTCAACGAATCGAAGGTTACAACATTGCAGATTTAGGGTTTGGAACCGCTTCAGCAAAAACAATCACAATTTCTTTTTGGGTAAAAAGTTCATTAACTGGTAGTTTTGGTGCGGCAATTACTAATATTGGTGAAACTCGTTGCTATCCATTTAGCTACACAATCAATACCGCAAACACTTGGGAACAGAAGTCAGTAACAATTCCAGGTGATACAAGCGGAAGCTGGGCAACTACAACCTCTACTGGAATAAATTTATACATTAGTTTGGGAACTGGAACAAATTTAAGCGGAACTGCAAACGCTTGGACAGGTTCTACAAAAGTTCAACCAACTGGCTCAGTATCCGTAGTTGGAACCAACGGAGCCACATGGTACATCACAGGCGTAATGCTCGAAGTAGGCACACAGGCAACGACCTTCACGACAGCGGGTGGTTCATACGGTGCTGAATTAGCTTTGTGTCAGAGGTATTATTATTTACACGCAAGCGGTAACGGAGCTCCAATTGGAATGGGTTCTCAATATGGTGCTAGTTCAATGTACGGAATTTTACAATTTCCAGTAACGATGCGAATTGCACCAACTATATCTTCAACATCAGGAACGGATATTTATATATTTTATCGGGCTGGTGCGGCTGATAGCTTTAATAGTTTAAGTTTGCAAGGTTCTAGCACAACAGGATACACATTTTTAAATAATTCTCAAATAAGTGGAACATCAGGTGATGCTGGATGGGTAGAAGGTGCTAACGCTAGTGCTTTTGTTGCTTTTGGTGCGGAGTTATAAATGTATAAATTAACTAAAAATCTACAAGGTCAAGTCAACGGTGTTGAAACACAACAAGGTAATTTGACTTTAGGCATACCTTTTATTGATGGCAACACCGACTACGCTAACTTCAAGACCGCCATACTCGAAGACAAGGCGCAGTTACAAGACGCAGACGGCAACACCATGACCGCAGAACAGGCAAAAGATTTTGTGAAGGAGTTACCATAATGGCTGTCAGCTTAATTAATTCTGCTAGTACAGGTCAAACTGGAACAATCGCTACAACCAACACAATGGGTGTTCAGGTTGCTGAACAATGGGTTTTGACTGCTGATTTTACAAATTCTGCTGGTAGTGATACTAATTTAACAACTAATTTAGCATTAAATACAATAGCTGGATATGGCTCTTTAAATCAAGGAATTACCCAAGCTAGTGGAGTATTTACATTTCCAAGCACAGGATATTGGTTAGTTCAATTTCAAACTTCTTTTTATAGTAGCACTACAACTTCAAGATATGTTTTAAATCATATAAATGTAACAACTAATAATTCAACTTACACAAGAAATGTGTCGGGTCGTTCTTCTTTAGCGGCTATTGTTTCTGGTGGAAGCAATAATAATTTTACGACAGCGGTTGCTCAACAAATTTTAAATGTTACTAGTACAGCAAATATAAAAGTTAAATTTAGCACCGAATCTCAAAATGACATAATTGTTGTAGGACAAGCAACTGATATTGGAACATTTATGACATTTATTAAGTTAGGATAAAAAATGGATTACAAAGCTGAAAAACCTGACCATATTGAAGACTACCTTGTTTCATTACATACGGGACAATGGTTTGGTTGGTCTGACCCATTAAACAAGGTTTATGCAAACTTAATTATTCACGACCCACAATATACAAAGCCAACAGAACAAGAGTGTATTGACGG